ATTTACGATGTTGATACTGCATTTAAAAACTTTTTGGAGAAAGATGTAAAACCAACCATTCAAGATGATGGTAGATTTTATCCAGTTCCAGTAATGTACGCATCTCCAGAAAAATGGGCAAGTGCTCAACGTGATGGGTTTATGAGAGATGATAATGGTATGATTTTGACACCAGTTATCTCGTTCAAACGAAACAATCTTTCAATTAATACCGAATTATCAAAACTAAAGGTGGCTCAGAACGAAGATGCTCACCAAATGTTTGAAAGAAAATATACACAAGCAAATAAATACGACCAGTTCTCTATTTTAACAGGCCAACAACCAAAGCGAGAGTTTATGTCGGTTGAAAGACCCGATTATGTCAACTTGGAGTACGAAGTAGTTGTATGGTGTGATTATATGGAGCAGGTAAACAAGATTGTTGAACAAATTGTCTTTTTCCAAGGTCGTTCTTTTGGTGATAGATACAAATTTGTAATAAAAGGTGATTCTTACTCATTTGAAACCATTTCAGAGATGGGCCAAGATAGAATCACTAAAGCAAACATCAATTTGACTGCTAAAGCATATATCGTTCCAGAATATGCCGCAATGACCAACAATACTAAACGTAGAATTTCAGTTGGTAGGGTATTTTGGGGAGATTCTCCAAAACTCGGTGGAAATGATATATCCATTAGTAGTGGTAATGAATAATTTTTACATATTTATATACTGAAACAAATAAATTTTATGTTATGAGTGAAAAAACAATTGTAAGCTTTACCGAAGAAGAAGTTGGTAAAATTACGGGGTTACAACAAAAGGTATTGACTATCAATACACGACTTGGGGAAATCGAGTTAGAGATTTACGAATTAGAATCCACATTCCAAGCTTTAAAAGATGAAAAGCAATCATTAATCAATTCATTTGGAGAAGTTAGGAAGGAGGAGATGGAGTTAGGCAAGGTTTTGAGAGACAAATATGGTGAGGGAACTTACGATATTGGAACAAATACCTTTACTCCTAACAAATAAGTAGTCGTTTACCCCATTTTTGGTGTATTTATAATAAGGAAAACCGAAAATTACATTTTAGGAGAAAATAATGGCTGAAAGAATTGTAAGTCCTGGCGTATTTACAAGAGAGAAAGACCTCTCATTCTTACCTGTGGGTATTGGTGAAATTGGTGCCGCTCTTATTGGACAAACTGTTAAAGGTCCTGCCTTCGTTCCAACGAAAGTAGAATCTTTTAACGAATATCAACAAAAATTTGGTGGTCTTACTGAAGATTCATATCTTCCGTATACCGCTCAATCTTATTTAGAAGAAGCTGGTGCTGCAACTATCGTAAGAGTATTGGGTGCAAGTGGTTACACTGCAAAACCTTTGGCTTTGGTAGTTTCTTCATCTAATGGTGAATATGTAGGTGCTTTACTTCACCCAACTACAACTTTGGGTACTGGTGATATGGACACAACTGCAGTTGATGCCGTTGCAAGTGCATCTTCGTTTGTTCTTACTTTGGATGGTAATGGTATTGAAAGTGGAAGTGATGTAAACGTAACTTCTGCATCGCTTGACCCATCTAATGTTAACTACATTACTAAAATTTACGGATACGCTCCTAAATCATCTAAAGATGCTTACACAATGTTGAACTTCTCAACATTCCAATCAGCGTCTTTTGCTACTGGTGAAAATGTTAAGGTTTCAGTTCAGCAAGTTGATGTTGATTACACTAAAGCTTATTCTGAAGCTTCTACTCCGTGGATTAAATCACAAAAAGTAGGTGGTAACGCTGCAAACTTGTTTAAATTCCACACACTTTCTCACGGTACTGCTACAAACTATGAGTTTAAAGTAGGTATTCGTGATATCAAACCAGCTTCAGAGGTGCCAGGTTCTGAATATGGTACTTTCTCTGTAATTGTTAGAAGAGTAGATACTTCTAAAATTCCTAACTCAATTTTCGGTCAGTCAGTTCAAGATACCGACTCAAGACCAAACATTGTAGAAGAATTCTCTGGTGTTAATCTTGACCCGAACTCTCCAAACTATATTAAGAGAGTAATCGGTGACAAGTACATTACTGTTGACGCAAATGGTAAGTTGTTAACTAATGGTGACTATCCTAACGCATCTGCTCACATTAGAGTAGAGGTTGATACTGATGTTGACGCAGGTTCAATCGATTCAACACTCGTTCCATTTGGATTTGGTGCCGTAACTTCACCACTACATTCAACTTATAACCTACCTGCTCCAACTTATAACGTATCACAATCAGTTAGTGGTGAATACAATAAGAGAGTATTCTTGGGTTACTCATTTGACTTTACAAATACCGACAACTTGAACTTCTTGATGCCAACTCCAGACGCTAACACCGAAACTGTTGGGTCTGACTTCGATTTGGCTGATTGTAAAACAGGTATTGTTGGTTCTGAAACCGCAATCTCATTATCATCTGAAATAGATGCTTTGAAATTCATCGTACCTTTCCAAGGTGGTTTTGATGGATGGGAGCCAAACCGAGTAGTTCTTACAGGTACTAACATTGCTGCTGGTAACACTCAAGGTTTAGATTGTTCATCTGCTACCGCTTCTGGTACTGTTGCATTAAGAAAAGGTATCAACGCAATCTCTAATCCTGATGAGTTCGATATCAATATGGTTGTAACTCCAGGTATTATCAATAGATTACACTCTTCAGTAACTACATTCGCTAAAGATATGTGTGAAGATAGATTAGATTGTTTCTATGTTATGGACGCTGGTGCTTACCAAGATTCAATCGCAACGGTTGTTAACTCATTGAGTGGATTTGACTCAAACTATGTGGCTACTTACCATCCTTGGGTTAAGATTTTAGATACTGACAAGAATAAGCCAGTCTGGGTTCCGCCAAGTGTTGTTCTACCAGGCGTTATCGCATTTAGTGATTCGGTAGGTGCCGAATGGTACGCTCCTGCTGGTTTAAATCGTGGTGGTCTTCCAAACGTACTTGAAGTTAAGACTCGTTTGACTCACGATGAGAGAGATACACTTTACACTAACCGAATCAACCCAATCGCTACGTTCCCTGGACAAGGTGCTACGGTATTCGGTCAAAAGACATTACAAGCAAAACCATCAGCATTGGATAGAATCAATGTTCGTAGGTTGATGATTGCTGTGAAGAAATACATCGCATCTTCTACAAGATACTTGGTATTTGAAAACAACACGGCTGCTACAAGAAATCGCTTCTTGTCAATCGTTAATCCATACTTGGAATCAATCCAACAAAGAAATGGTTTGTACGCATTTAAAGTGGTGATGGATGACTCCAACAACACTCCAGATGTGATTGATAGAAACATTATGGTAGGGGAAATTTACTTACAACCAGCCAAGACTGCTGAATTCATTGTTCTTGATTTCAACATTCTTCCAACTGGCGCTGCATTCCCTGAGGCATAAATTAGAGAAACGACTATTTATTAGAAAGACAATAGGAGATATAAATGGCACAATTACTTGACCCAAATGAAATTATGTTCACCAACTTTGAACCGAAGATGTCAAATCGGTTCATTATGTACATCGAGGGAATCCCTGCGTACTTGGTGAAAACCTCTGCCAGACCAGAAATCACCAATGGTAAAGTTACCATTGACCATATCAACACTCGTAGATATGTAAAAGGTCGTTCGGAATGGTCGGACATTACTGTTACTCTTTATGATGCAGTAGTTCCATCAGCAGCACAGGCTACAATGGAGTGGGTACGTTTACACCACGAATCAGTAACAGGTCGTGATGGTTATTCTGACTTCTACAAGAAAGATATTACATTCAACAGTTTGGGTCCTGTTGGTGATAAGGTAGAAGAATGGACATTGAAAGGTGCATACATCCAAACCGCTAAATTCTCGGATATGGACTATTCAGGTGAAGACCTTGCAACTGTTGATTTGACACTTACTTACGATTACGCTATCTTACAATACTAAAATACGGATTGTAATTACAAATTGGAAAATGAGAACCCCACTTCGGTGGGGTTTTTAGTTTAAAATAGTATATTTATTTTAGGTTAACCAATTATAAAGGAGAAACTATGTTAAATGTTATTAGAAACGTGGAAACTAAACAAGTTGTTTATATTTCATATGGAACTGTAACTCACAACGAATCCGGAGTAGCTGACGCTTCAAGTACAGACCTTGAAGCCGGACTATGGCCTACAACCGATGGTTGGGAATTGTTAAGTGTAGAAGTAGAAGCTCCAGCCGACTACCTTGGTGAAATATACAAAATGGTAGAAGATGGTGACACTTACCGTTGGGATTTGATGTAATATAATCATCAACAAATCTATAAACCCTCACCATTCGGTGGGGGTTTTTGTATTATAAATTATCGACTTACATACTTATATATGGTTAACCAAAATAATAACAAGGAAAAGTTATGGCAGATTTACAAGATGAATACAAAGGAATGTCGGATTCAGACATTGCTGCAAAAATAAGAGCGGAGTCTGAAACTCAACAACTTCGTGATTACAAATTCCCTACTGAAATCATAGAACTACCATCTCGTGGATTAGTTTATCCAAAAGATAACCCATTATCAAGTGGTAAGGTAGAAATGAAGTATATGACAGCAAAGGAAGAGGATATTCTAACTACACAATCATATATCAAAGATGGGTCGGTGCTTGACCGATTATTTCAGTCTCTTATCATTTCAAATGGTGAAGGTCAACCTATCAAGTATGTTGATTTAATCGTTGGTGATAAAAATGCTATTATGATTGCTGCTCGTATTCTTGGATATGGTAAAGATTACAAGGTTATGGTAAATGACCCGTTTTCTAACAATACACAGGAAGAAACCATCGACCTTACTCAATTTGATAATGTTGATTATGATGGTTCAGCACAAATGGAACTTCATAAAAACGAATTTGAGTTTAAACTTCCACAATCAAAAAGAAATATCACTTTTATGATTCTAACCGAATCAAAAGATAGAAAAATTAAGCACGAATTGGAAGATTTAAAGAAAGCAAATCGTAAACTTAAAAACGAAACAACACCTGAATTAACAACTCGTTTAAAACATAGCATTCTATCAGTAGATGGTGATTATGAATTAAAAACTATTAGAAATTTTGTTGATAATGAATTGTTTGCATTTGATTCAAAGGCATTACGAAATCATATAAGAGAAGTTTCTCCTGATATTGACCTAACTTGGGAATTTATTTCAGAAGAAACTGGCGAAGGGAGGGAGATGTCGTTGCCAATCGACTTGTCCTTTTTTTGGCCTAACGATTAAATATAGACAACAACTTCACGGGCATATATTTGACCTTGTATACCACGGAAATGGTGGGTTTACTTGGAACGATGTTTACAATATGCCTGTATGGGCTCGTAAGTTCTATCTTAATAAAATTATTGAGTTCAAGACTGCGGAAAAAACGTATAATGAGGAGTCTATGAAGAAATCACAAAGGGGAACACGAAAATAGTTCCCCTTTGATATTTATATAAGATAATAATAGGAGACATATGAATTTCTTACAAAAAATAATTACAAGAAACCTTTTAAAGGGTATGGAAAAGATGGCTCAAAAAGACCCTGCAGTTCGTAGCAGTTTTGATGCCCTTGCTAAAGCCTCATACCAACTACAAAAAGATATAGATGCACATATCAAAAACTCTAAAGATACTTTTAAGTAAGTAATATTAGGTAACCCAAATGGCAAAGACTAACAAGCAGAGATACCAAGAGCAGAAGGCTCGTAAGAAGACTATGGAAGATAATGACTTCCTCAATAGTCAGGCCGACCTACTCAATCGTAAAATGCAAGACCACATTGAAAATGCCAAGGAGTTGGGTAAACTTCGACAAGACTTATTAAAAGGAATGGTTGATGAGGTTGATAATCTTGACCAACAAAAAAAATTGTTAAAAGACTACGAAAAGTCAATGCAATTGTTGGTGGATGGTAGAAGTAAAACTGCTCGAAATTTAAAAGAAGAGATAGATGCACTTAAAAAGGTAATCAAAGTCGAGGAGAGGCGAAGAGACCTACAATCTGAACTGCAGACTAAAGCCGATGGTATGTTAGATGGTCTTGAAGGTCAAATTAAAAAAGTTCCAATTATCGGAGATTTTTTAGCGTCTACAATGGACTTCAAAGGTTTAAAAAAGAAAATGGGTAAGATATTAAAAGGAGTAACCCAGCAATTCGTAGCGTTAACTGCCGCAGGAGTTCCTGCCGGAAAAGCAATTGGTATGTCCTTTAGAGGTGCAATAAAACCTATAATGAGCTTTGGTGCAACTTTATGGGCATCGCTGGCACCATTACTACCTATCATTCTTCCTATTATAGCCGCACTTTATTTATTTAAAAAGGCATTGGGAGTTGACCAGCAAGTAGCTGATTTAAGTCGTGAGATGGGAATCGGTAATGATGAAGCTAGAGAAATGGTTACCAACTTTAATGACTTATCATCGGGTACTAATAACTTAAATATTTCAACCAAAGGTCTAATTCAAGCACAAAAAGAACTTGCATCTTCGATTGGAATGACTGCTCAATATACTGGTGAAATGTTAAAAGACCAAATACTACTTACAAAGTATATGGGTATGTCGGGTGACCAGGCTGCTAATTTCCAAAAGATTGCCGCAGGTGCTGGGATGTCAACTCGTGAAATGCAACGAGAAGTTGCCGGAACAGTCCAACAATTAAATGATGCTACTGGGCTGTCCGTTGACTTCGCAGGTGTAATGAGAGAAATATCAGACCTATCAGGTGAAATGAGAGCTAGATTTAATGGTAATGTTAAAGAGATGGCCCTTGCAGTAGCTCAAGCAAAAGCACTTGGTACTACACTCCAAGAATCATCAGATGCTGCTCAAAATCTCCTTAATATGGAATCATCTCTTAAAGCCGAAATGAAGGCAAGAATGTTGACTGGTGTTAACATCAATAATGATGAAATTAGAAGAGCTCAATTGATGGGTGACCAATCCGAAGTATTACGACTACAAGCGAAACAAATGAATGAGATTGGTGATATTAGTAATAAATTACCACACGAACAACGGGCTATCGCAGATGCAATGGGTATGTCGGTAGACCAGCTTGTTAAGATGAACGAACAACAAACAATGTTGCGTAAGTTAAATGTCGATAATCTTGCAGACCTTAAAACATCGGATATTTTAAATTCTAATCTAACAAAACAAGAGAAAGACAAGTTATTACTCCAACGAGAACAAATGTCTCAACAAGAAAAAATGGCGGCATTGACCGACAAGTTATCGGCTGCATTTGATGAGATAGCTGTTGTATTAGTTCCTGTTATTTCGTATTTGCTAAATCTTGTAATGTCACAACTAAAGTTCTTGATGCAGCCATTAAAAACAATATCAGGTATCTTTTCGGGTATCGGTATGATAATCGATGGTGATATCCAAGGTGGTTTGATGAAAATCGGTAAGTCAATAGTTGACTTAATATTGTCACCATTTAAATATATAGCTGATATGATAGGTGGTATATTTGGTATTGAAGATACATCAGGTAAGATAGGTAACTTCATTACAGGTGGTAGTGATGCTGAAGAAATTAATGATGGTGTAATTACTCCAACAGGTGAAGTCATAAAAACAAACCCAATGGACTACATTATGGCAGTTAAGAATCCATTTGATATGTTGGGTGGATTGTTTGGTGGAGGTGGCTCATCGGGTGGTGATACTATTGACTATGACAAACTTGCAGCCGCAATTGCAAATCAACCTCTTCAAATTATTGTTGATGGTAAGGTGGTATCTGCTATCACACGAAAACAAAATACAAACAAATCATATAGTAGAATGATGGGATAAGTAAATGGCG